CAAAAAAGGAAAAATGAGCCCCAGTATTCTGAAGGGGTATTCTGAAGTGCTTCTGAAAGCACCTAAGCGGCGGATCGATGCCGCCGTAAGTGCTTGAAAGTAATGGGGTGGCCGACGGGGATCGAACCCGCGACCACAGGAATCACAATCCTGCCGTAATGCCTGTTAAATCAATCTCATGTATCAGGTTTTCAGAACACGAAGCACGCCATAAGGGCTTGATTGCTGGTTCTGGCGGGGCTTTATATTCTGAATGCGCGCCTTACGGCGCTACCCACCTCACAATAACGATGCCGGAGCCTCCATCGCCGCCCTGCGACGCCGGCGAGGTGCCGCGGTTTGCAGGGCCGCCCCCGCCGCCACCGGTGTTGGGCTGGCCATCCTGCCCATCTCCGGCGACCGCCCCCACAATAGCCCCGCTCGCCCCGCCGCCACCCGCCCCGCCCGGGTTTGCGGCCCGGGAGCCGTTGGCACGGTTGCCACCACCACCGCCCCCACCGACGGCTGCCGGCGCGCCCTCTGCAACCGCTCCGCCGAAGCCCACGCTCGCCAGGGTGATCCCGGCGCCCCCTGGGGCGGAACCAACGGCCGCCGTGCCGTTTCCGCCAGGGGCGGCCGCCCCACCACCACCACCGGTTGAGTAGGGGGCGACGTTTGTTGTGCCCTGCCCACCGTCATGTCCCTGCCCCGGCGTTCCGGCGCCGCCAGGGTTTGTTGTGCTGCCGCCGCCGCCGGACCCGCCCGACCGGCCGGGCGATGAGCCACCACCTCCCCCAATCGCGACCAGCCCAGCAAACTCTGAGTCATCCCCTGATGTTCCTGGGCCGCTCACTCCGTCGTCCCCTCCAGGGCCGCCTGCACCGACAACAACCGGCATAGTATCCAGGGGCGTGACCGGGATGTCGCGCATCAACACCACCCCGCCGGCGCCGCCGCCTCCATTCGGCTGAAATGCTGAGGCTGACCCCGCCGCACCGCCCCCGCCGCCGGCGACGAGCAGCGCATCAACCGAGGTCACGCCCGCCGGCACTTCGAATGTGCCGGACGCAAGAAACACCTCAAACTGATAGCTGACGCCTCCGCCGCCGCCCCCCGCCACGATGCCCGGGATCATAGCGCCACCACCTGGCCCATCAGATCCCAGCTGTTTGTGGCGATTTTGACGAGTGTCGCGGTAGCTCCCTCGCCCGCCAGCACCAGGGTTCCGCCAGCCGGCGGATTGACGGTCACACCAGAGCCCTGAGCAATAGTCACGCCCCCCAGCCCGGCATCCCGGATGTGGATCTGAGTCCCGATAGCAAACGCCACCGCCGAGTTCGGCGGCACCTCCACCGTGGTGGCGCTGCTGCTGGTGCAGCGGAGGTATTTGCCGGCATCGTTGAGCGACAGCGTGCGCGATGTCGTCGACTCGGTGACGATGCCCAGCGCGTCGCCGCCTCCGCCCCCCGCGACCGACATCAGGCCGCTGGCAGTGCCATCAGCGTAGAGCAGCCGGGCCTCGCCCGCCGGGACCGAGATTGAGGTGCTGCCCCGGGCCACAGTGAGGGGCCAAGAGCCGCCGTTGTGGACCGCGAACAGCCGTTTTGCGGCCGGCACCGTGAGCGTGCGCGCCACGGTGTTGCCGCTGCAGCGTATCAGCACATCGCCGGCGAACTGCGCCGCAGTCAGGGTCACATTGCCGCTGGACAGGTCCGCCGCCCGGAAATCGTTGCCGGCGGCCTCCAGCGCCCGGAAAGCCTCGTTGGCGGTGGCGAACTGGTCGATCTGGCCGTCCGCCAGCTCAGGGATGCCGAGTATCGGAGTGGTCATGCGGTGATCTCATGCGGATAGCCGCGCCCCACCGATTGGCTCAACTGGTAGGCGCGGGCGGTGATGGATGACTGTGGAGAGCCGAAGTCCTCGATCTGCTGGGCCTCGGTGTATATCGCCGTTTCTGTGGTGGCGGTGAGGATGCGCTTGACGGTGGCGCCGTCTAGGATTTCGATCTCATAGCGCTTGTCGGCCTCGCCCACCGGCAGCGCCACGCCGGTTTTCCAGAGGCTGCCCTGCAGTCGGGTGCGCGCATCCCAGGCCAGCACCCAGTCGGCGCCGCTCTGCTGCGCTGTGCCGTGCACGGGCGACAGCGGCAGCAGGTTCACGCCGCGATACGCGAAATCGATGCTTTCAGCATCGTCGATGGTCTGCCCGGCCGATGCGCCTCGCCACTGCCGCACGACACCGAGGGTTGGTAGGTCGGCGCCAACGAACATCACATCGGGGTCATCGAGAAAAACGAACGCGTCACCGAACTGGTGCAGTCCGGTCGCCCACTCACTCCCGCGCAGCCCCCTGAGCAGTGTGGTCAGGATGTAACTGCCGTCACTCTGCAGCGCGGCATCTGCAAACCGCATCAGCTCCCATCGCCCATCAGCGCCGTAGGCAGCCCAGTGGATGCCGGTCATCATCTGCGCCTCGGTGATCCCCTCCAGCTCCCCGGTGAGCAGATCCACGCGCAGCTGGCTGATGCGGTCGATCACGCGCCCATCGTGGGCGGGCAGCGGGTCGCGGCCGTAACCCATCGTCACCGGCGCGGACCACGCCTGCACGTCCGTCCAGGTCTGCTCGTTGTCAGTGGAGCGGAACAGCACGCCGCCAGGCCAGCTGCCGGTATCGCTGGCCATGGCAGCACCGAAACCCGGCTCATCGTCGTCGTTGCGGATCAGCGGGATGTCGAGCAGCACGGTTTCTGTATCGCCAGGGAGCGCGATGTTGCCATCTGGGACCGGGCCCACGCCCCCCACCGCCACGCTGGTGTAGTTCGCTGCAGCGTTTGGCCGGGCGCTGCATTCAAGGCGGCCGTCCGGCAGGTAGTTGATCTCCATCAGTCGCAGTTCGAACTGCCCGTAGGGCGCATCGATGGTGATCACGTCGGCCGGTTCCAGGCCGAGATAGAGCGGTGGCAGGCGGAATGAAACAGACTCGCGCTCCAGCCAAGCTACGTTGAACAGCACATCCGCCACGCCCGCCGCCTCGTCCGGCGTCAGCACCAGCGGCAGCTCGATCTCTCGCACATCGACAGCCTGTGTGCTTTGGCGCTCGCTGCTACGCTGCTCGTTTATGTCGTGCTCGCGCTCACTGTCGAGGTGCCGCAGCATGACCTGACGCGGCAGCTGTGAGTCCATCTCCCGCGATACATCCAGCTGCACACCGGGAGCCTCATCGTAGGCGCGAGCATCCAGCAGCTCAACCGGGATGGTGGCGACCGATGATTTACCGCGCCTCACTGCCTTGAGTTGATAGCCAGACATGATCACATCGAACGGCCACGCTGCCTGCAGCGGCGCGAGACATGCGCGGACCTGCTGCACGCCCGCAATGCGATACCCGCGCACCAAGTCGGCAGACAAATCTGACACATTCACATCGCCAGGCGTGATCAGCTGAGTGCGACCCAGTTCGCTGCCCACGACATCGGATAGATAGACCCCATCGATATTCATGGAGCCGAGCTGGAAATAGTAGACCCTAATCAGGTCAGGACTCGCATACTGATCGCTGTAAACAAAAACGCCATCGCGGAATGTGAATGCCCGTGTTCCAGCGTTGGTGTTGGGCGCGACTCCCGGCAGATCAACCGTGTATGTGTTTATTTGAACTTCATCATCAATGGAAATTTGCCGAATGACAATGTTGTCGGCGTTTATGCCAGTGACGACAAATAGGTTGCCGGCAACGATCGTCATTTTTGACGCAATGCCAACCCCCGCCGGGAAGTCGGTTATCTCGAACTCACGCTGGAAATCCAGATCGGCATCGTAGACCCTGATGCGCAACACGGTGCTCGACATCTTGTCGAGCAGGAGAACCATCCCCTCCCCCACCGCCACGCCGGACGATGTGCCGACCGGGTTAACCGGTATCTCCCCTTCATTAACCCATAGCAGTAGGTCGATATTTATCTTTCGAAGTACGGGATTGCTGCCGCCCTCCCGGCTGCTAAGGTGCACATACGTACCGGTGTCGCGCTTGTCCCATACATAATCAGCCGCCAGTTGCGTGCCGATAGACATATTTCCAGAGCCGTTGGATATCCATCTCGTGCCGAGGGGCGCGCTGTCATGTGACAACCAATACTCCGACTTGTCAGACTCACCACCAAGCACATAAACCGTTCTGCCGCTCGGGAAAGAACCAGGGAACTTAACCTGATGCTCTCGCGCCCTCCCGGAAACCGACAGCTCGGTCAGCGCCCCGGCAGTGCCGTCGTAGATGCGGCGCGAGATCGCCCAGAATTTATGATCACGATCGAAGGCGCTTATAACGCCAGTTGTCGTGTTGTGTCCAAATGGATACACGGGGACTTCGATAGTCTTTATCAGCTGAATTTCGCTGTGCGCCGCGGTGACAAGCTCAACCTTGACCTGCGCACCCATCAGCGAGTTGCCCCACTTCTCCAGCGGCAGGTCGTAAAACATGATGTAAGCGGTGCCGCGGAAGGCGGGGGCGTTTCCGACGCCAAGATCCGCCTCGATGCGAGGCTCTGGCAGCTGATCATCCGTGCCGGGGTAAATGCCAAAATTGTAGTGGTATATCCCGAGGTTCTCATAAAGTCTTCTGAATACATTCCCCCATAGCGGCATCGAAAACGAGGCGGGCCACGCTCGGTTGCTGGCGAGTATCGTCTCGAGGTCATCGCTGCCGCCGTTATAGAGCAGCTCCGACCCGACCCAGATGCGGCGGACGGCTTTGATTCCATTGGGCGGGCAGTCAGTCAGACCAACAGCGAAAGTGCCGTAGTAGTGGTAGGTTTTTACGGTTGATCCACCGCCGCCGTTTTTCCCACCCTGTTTTTTCTTTCTGACAACTTCCTTGATCTTGTTGTTTTCGAGCCAGATCACGTTGCCATGCAGCGCCACCGTGCCATAAACACGAGCCAGCGGCGCGCCGAATGTTGATCCCTGAACCGTGAGATCATTGAGGCGCGGACCGTGGATCGTTGGGCCTTTCGGCGGGTCGATCATGCCGCCGATGCCGGCCCCAAGCGAGGCGCCGTAAATGGCCCCCATCGGGCCGCCAGTAATAAATCCGATCACGGCCCCGATAATGGAGCCGACCCACTGACCTGCCGACTTATCGCTCATGCAGCGGGCTCCACAATCCGGTAAACGCCCATGATGCGCCCTCTCCACTCGGGAGATAGGGAGTGCTCAACCACTCCGCCAGCCGTGCTGTACGCGTGCACGATGGTTGCGCCGGTATAAATCGCGACGTGCTGGGGCTCGCGAGTTATGCGCATCAAGAGCACATCGCCTGTGACCATTTCCCGCTTATCGATGGGCAACAGCGAGGGCTGCGAATCGAGAATGGACTTGATCAATCCGCGGTAGGGAAATCGGGGGTATCCGCGCTCATCGATGATCGGAAGCCCGAGCGATTTCAGCACATGAACAAGAACGCCTGCGCAGTCCATGCCCACGCCAACCACACGCCCCTGATGGTGAAATGGCGTCCCCATTGTCTCCCGGGCAGCCGAGATAATCCGTTGCGGATCGATCATGCACCCCCCGTCCCGAACTTGGTGTAAACGCTCTGCGTAGGCACCCGGTCAAAACCGCCGTGATTGATGGCGTTGCTGAACTTGGCGATGCAGTCTTCCACACGCCGTTTCCGGCAACCCGGGACCATCTCGTACTCGTCGCCTACCTGCACCGGGTAGTGGAATGCCTGATAGGTCTCAATCGTGCCGTTGGCTGCGTAGGTTTTGACCTCCTCGCTCAGCAGGCCGGCATTGGCGCCGGTCGTGAACCGGATAGAGCCAGCACCGAACCAGTCGTCGGCCTCGACGCGCTGATCGTCGCGGAACAGGTTGCGGCTGGTGACGTGGGTGATGGTGCCGGTCACCTTGTGAGCGGCCAGGGAGGGGCCGTCAGGATTGCTGCGCGGGCCGGTGCAGCGGCTGCGCTGCCACGGGATCACGTCGCCGTCGAGCGTCTCATCGAACAGCGTCCAGCGGCAGAGCGGGCCGTAGGTAAACCCGGTGTTCTGGTTCGCCGCGTCGATCAGCGACATCAGCTCAAAAACGTATTTGTCGTCGCGGAGCTGCGCCTTGCCCATCAGAAACAGGCCCAACGGCTCTTCGTCCTCGATGGGGGTGGCCGAGGTGGTGGCGAACAGATATGCCCGGGCGTTATCCCACACCCGGCTGGCCACTTCGTCGAGCGAAAGGTAACCCACGGCGTCGAGGATGACGCCGCGCAGATCCACAACCGAAGGTGTGGCGCCAGCCGTAGTGCTGACGCCGCTGAACTCATACCCGGAGCCAGCGTTGTAGTTCGCCTGCCCTCCTCCGCTGGTCATGGGCAGATCATGCGGATACTGGACAAAGCGGGCTATCTGGCCGCCCACAGCCTCAATGCGCACGGCGTAGATGCGGGTACGGTAGTCGGCGACAACGGATTTCATGAAATTCCACGCAAAAAAAGCCCGCGCGTGGCGGGCCTCGAGGATTGGTGGTGGTTACTGAGGGTCGGGGTTGAGCACTTCGACCAGCGTCAAGCTCGCCGAAATCTCCTCCCAGTTGGTCCAGTCCAGGTCTGGCAGGGTGCCATCCAGCGTCATCGGCAGATCGAAATAGCAGCCGGCGGTGATGGCCTCGCCAACCTGCGGGCGGGTGTTGACCTCGCCGCCGCTGTCGTAGGCGGTGAACCCGGTCGAGTCGATGCCCACCGTGATGGTGGTGCTCGTGGTGGAGAGCACAGCGGCACGGCGGCCGTTGATCTCGGTCATGCCCGCTACATTGCGAATCACCACCGAATCACCCGTCACGATTCCATGGGCAGCGCCCACCGTAATGACCGCTTGGGCGGCTTGGGTTATGCCCGTAATGCTGCGCTGCTTGTTGGCGCTCAGCGTGATGATGCCCCGGGTGTAGTCAGCGGTGAAGGCGCTGATCGGGTAGGTGATGCCGTTGGCGGCGCGGATGCCGACCACGATGGAACCCGCCCGCGGCTTGCGGATGCGGCGGCGGAATGTGGATGTCCCAGGCGAGCCGTACCAGCGAACGATCTGATAGGTGCCGGCGCCATCGTCAATGGCGATGCAGTCCTGGTCGGCGGCCGTCGGAGTGTCCCGATAGTTGTTGGTCGAGTACTCCAGCGCGCTGCGCACCCGGAATGCTGCCGCGCCACCGCCGGCCCGATGCAGCAGATCCCATATCTCCTGGATCACGAAGGGCGCCTGGCGGGCGCTGAACGACAGATCGCAACGGAAAACCGGATAGGGGTGGCGGGTGCTCACGTACATGTTGCCACTCGCATCCGTCGTGACATCGTTAGCGAATCGCACCCCGGCACCGAAACCGCCACGGCGGTCCACCTCGACCGGGAAAAGCTCGTCGATAAATCGCATCAGTCGTACCGGGAATTGTTCGTGGATCGGCGGATCTGCCGGGCGATGGCCGCACCAGCCAGCCGGCCTTGGCGCTCATCTTGTACGCCGGTGACATTGACAGTGATGTTGGTTCCCAGAGCCGCTGCAGGCCCCGCTGCAGGGCCCGAGAAGTCATCCGCCGACACCAGGCCACCGGTGGCGAATCGGGGCACGGGGCGCAGCTGCATGCTGTTGATCGCCTCCAGCATCTGCAGCACACCGGGCTGCTTAACTGCCTTCGCACGGACCACGAACTCGCCGTCGCTGAGCATCGCAGGAATGCTGTCGCTGGTGCCCGTGCCAGGGCCGTTGATATGGCCGCCATCGGCAGCCCGGACCATGCCGCCGTCACGCATGAAGAGCGTCGCCGCCCATGCCATAGCCGTACTGAACCAACCGGAGCCGCCACCCCCACCACCCCCACCACCCGTAGCCGGCATGGATGAGCCGAGCAGAGCATCGGCAATTTTGCGGGCGGCGATATCAGCAGCAATCCGCTGCAGGCTCTGCGCGATCGAGTTCGCCAAATTCTTGAACGCATCACCCAGGCTATCGGCGCCCTTGATGCCATCCGTCAACCAGTTGCTGAGGTCGGACGTGACTGCTGATTTCGCGCTGTCTCGAAACTCAACAAAGCGATCACTGGCGCGTTTCACCGATACCGCCACCTCCCCGATCTGTCGGTTGATCGCCTCGGCTTGGGCAACGATGGTCGGGTCGCCGGTGGCCGCGGCGATCTTCATGGCCTCCGCTGCCAGCGCCTGCAGGATGGGGAGCCGCTCCTGCTCCAGCGCGAGGATCCGCTCCTGTCCCGCCATCTGGGTCGTAACGCCCAGCTGCACATCCTGCTCAATGCGCGCCCGGGTCGCCGCCAGCTCGTCCAGGGCGCGGCGGGCCTCCTCCACCTGGGCGTCGAAATCAATGCGCTGCACCTGCGCCGCGCGCAGCTCGTCGAGCTTGCGCTGCGCTTCTTCGGAGAGCTGGCCGGCGGCCTCGAAGGTTTCGCGGTATTTCGCGAGCTCCTGATCCAGTGCGCGGATCTGCGCTTCCCGCCCCTGACCGCGCAATTCCAGCAGGCGCTGTTCGAGGTCGAACGCGGTCTGCGCCGCGGCCTGTTCACGGCGCGCCTGCTCCTTGGCAGCCCGCTCCGCCTCACGGCGTGCCTGATCGGCCGCACGCTTCGCCTCACGCTCGCCCTGCTCCCGCGCGCGTCGCTGCTCCGGGGTTTCGAACTCGATAGGGATGGTGGGGGCCGGCGGTGCCGCGGCGGCGGGCGGGCCGCCTCCCCCACCCCGCTGGCGGCGTGCAATATCCTGTTCGATGGCGCTATAGGCCCGCTCGAGCTTACCCCGGATCTCCGCGATCTCCGTGTCGATCCCGGCATCGGTGACCACGCCCAGGGTCAGGTCGCGCTGCAACAGGTGCTGGCCCCGGGCCTTTGTCAGCCGGTCCAGGCGCTGCTCCAGGCGGACCACGTCCTGATCGCCGATGCCATGGATGCGGGCAGCCAGCTCCTCGCCCACCCATTGCGTGAACTGCACAGCCTCGGTGAGGGCGCCGCCGAAGGCGCCACCCAGCCGGATGATAGCGGCGGTCAAGCTGTCGATGCTGGCCTTGACGGCAGGGTCAGACAGCCGCTCGTTCAGCTCATTGACCGCGTCCCGTGCGCCATCGAGGCTCCCCTCGCCGCCGCTAACCAGGTCGTTCAACGTGTTTTTCAGGGCATCGATCGAGCCACCGAAAGTGCCCCGCGCCGCCGCTGCGGCGCCGCCGTAGGACTCCTCTAGCGCCTGCAGGATGATCCCCTGCGCCTCCGCCGTGCGGCCGGATGCCTCCAGCGCCTCCGCCATGGCCTTCTGGGCGTCGGTGAACCGGAAACCCTGCCGGCTGAGGGCGGTCAAGCCCTGGCTGGGCACATCGAGAGCGCGGCCGATCGTCTCGGCTGCCGACGTTATGGACATGCCCGTGCGCGCTGCCATGTCGATAGCCGACTGCAGTGCGCGGGGAAACTCCTCACCGACGATGCCGGTGAACGCCAGCAGGTTCGTCTGCGCCTGGGTGATGTCTCCCGCGGCCATACCGCTGGCGGCAGACATCGATGCCGCCATCTCGTTGAGCTGGTCGCGGTTGTAGCCGGCGGCCTCGCCCGTCGACTGCAGCACCGCCGCCAGCTGTGCCTGCTCCTGCTCAGCCTGTCGGGTTTCCGAGACGAACTTCGCGAAGATGCCCCCAGCCGCGATCCCGCCAGCCAAGAGCCCCAACTTGGATACCAGCCCGCTGACGGACTTCGACAGCCCATCAAAACCCTTGGCGGCACTGCGGCCTGTCTTGTCCGACTCCGACTGGACCTTGCGCAGGGCATTGACGACTTCAGTCACCCCCTCAGGGGTGAGGCGCACGCGCACTTGGGGTTTAACGGCCATGCTGCTCTCTCAAAATTCCGGGCAGTTGGGGGGCTTTCGGAGACCGTTTGACGTGGGGCGCGGTAGCCGCCCAAACAGTCATTTCGTGGCGATAGCCATGCAGCGCGTCGGTTTGCAGTAAGTCGACGTAGGCAATCAACACCTCGGCGAGCGGCCACGCCGCCACGGCCCGGGCTCGATCAAAGTCGAATGCCGCCACCCGTCGGACGATGTCCGACCACTCGCCCAGGCTTAGTGCGCCGCGGTCGATGGCCTCTCGATCGCGCTTCGCTCCCCGGGTAAAAAGCTCGGGAAAGAGTTCAGTGAGCGAAGCGCGCGCCTGAAAAAACCGATCGACACCTCAAGCGCCAGCGTCATGACCTGCTCCCTGTCGGCCTCGGTGTCGCACAAAGCAACGTGCCGGGCGACCTCGCGCGCGATGTCCGGCGTCCACTCCCGCTCGGTCATGCCGACAGGCAGCAGGTAGCCGGCGATGAGCTCATGCGCGCGACCGCTGTCGATCAGGGCCGACTGCAGCCGAGCCAGATAGGTGTCCGCGCCATCACCGTCCATGGGCATCACCCGGTCGATGCCGGTGGCGCGGATCAGGCGCATCAGGTAGTGATCGAGGAGCACCGTGCGGCGCCCCATGTCCACCACCCGAAACTCCCGCCCGCCCAGGGTTACGGTCGAGGTCACGCCACGATCCTCTGCAGCGATCCGTAGGGTTCGTCGGGATGGGAGGCATCCGTCAGGATCGCTCCGGACAGGGTGAAATTGCCGTAGTCGTCACTGATCAGCGCCAGCTCGCCAGCGGGCGCGATATCGACGCGCCACAGTTCCAGCCGGTCCCGCGCGCCAGCACCGTCCTGGTTCACATCATCCGCAAGGTAGAGCACGCGGCAGATCTGCTGGCCGACCTTGCCCATGCGGATCTTCTGGATGCTGACCGCTGCCTGCGTGAAGTTTACGGAAAGGTCGTCACCACTCTGCACGCTGCCATCGGGCCGGATATACAGCACCCCATGCTCCGTGTTGATGTCGTAGTCCGTTCCCGCAACCAACGTATTGGAGCCCTCGGTAACAGTCACCGCAGAGACCCGGCGTGCATCGAGATCGTAATAGCGGCCGGGCATGACATCGGTCAGGCTGGCGCTGCCAGGGCCTGAGGATTGCGATTGAGGAGCTGGCTGATCACCCAGGAGGATCAGCTGCAGGTTGAACAGCGTCATCTCCTGACCCGTGATCGCCATCGTGAATGAGGTCTGGGTGGTGTTGCGGGCGATCAGCGGCGACCCCTGCTGGGTGCGGCTGTAGGCCTCGATGCGCTGCTGCTCCGGCGTGATGCCGATAGCGGTGCAGTTGCCGGCGAATTGGTAGCCGCTGAACTGGCCATTGGCGTCAGCCAGGTCCAGCAGAAGGGAACCGCGGCCGAGTTTCAGGTTTTCGCCGTTCGCGGGAAATGGCATGGTCGTTCCTCCGGGGATTATCGGGCACCGGCGATTGCCGGTGCATCAGGGCTGGGATGGATCAGAGCCGGCGGAACGCCAGCCAGGTGCCTGCAACCAGCGAGATGGGCGCGCCGGCCGCGTGGTAATCGTCAAGCACCTCGCGCACATCCACGGTGCCGAGGGCGTGATAGTCGTGCCAGATGATGATGCCGCCGGGCCGCACCCGGGCCATGGCCAGTGCCGTGTCCTGCTCCACCCCAGCACGGGAGTGGTCGCCGTCGATGAACACGGCGTCGCAGGGGGGAAGATCGTCCGCCGTGAGGTCATGCGAGCCTCGCGCCCGCACCAGCAGCTCGACGCGCGGGTCATCCCGCACCAGCTCCCCGGCAATGGCCGGCACCTCACCGCGCTGCACCTTCTTCTCGGTGACATAGCCGGGCGGCACGTCGATACCGATGTATCGGGTAATGCCGTCGACCTCGCGCAGGATCGCTTTGGCGGTGCGACCGCTGTTGATGCCGAATTCAACCACTACCTGGGGCGACACACTGCGCACCAGCGCGCACAGCACCTCCAGCTCGCCCGGGTTCATGAACCGGGCGGGCAAGCCCGTCCAGTCAATGGCGCGCAGCTCAAGCTGCGATTGGGGGACGGCAGGTAAGGCCATTCACAAACTCCTCTAGGCGGCGTTCGGCCACCGGCAAATCGATGCGCTTGTCGCAGCCGTGCTCCTTGCTGAAACACTCGCACGGCCGCGCAGGCTCGATGAAATGGTTGTTGCTCCACCTGTGGTGGTAGAGCCGGGCCGACTCGTGCCCGCCGAACACACCCACCAGGGGTGCGCCCACCGCCTGCGCCAGCACCAGCATGAAGCCGGGCGAGCACCAGACCAGCGAGGCCATGGTCGCCAGTGCCGCCAGCAGCTCGAACGAGAGCTCACCGCGGTGACAGGTCACATCGGCGCCGATATCGGGGGTCACTGCCCACTCCACGCCGGGCACCAGATCGGCCACGCTCACGACGAAGAACCGGTCGCGGATCCGGTTCAGCAGGCGGACGTAGGCGTCGGGGTCAGGGTTGCGGGCATGGCATCCAGCCCATTCGGTGCGCTCGACCAACGGGCGATACAGCAGCAGCGGCCGATCGGGCCGATAGCGCGCCAGCCACTGCCGGGCGCAGTCCGTCCAATCGCTGGGGATAGGCATCCGAATATCCTCAGGCGCCACCACCAGATCGCTCTCCGCCGCCATCGCCCCCAGGAAACTCCCGGCGGTACGGATGCCCTCATGGGTGTACCAGATGCGCTGGCGGATGGTGCCCACCGGCGGCCGCCCGGGGCTGTAGGACAATTGCTCCCGCGCCACATTGGCCAGCTGGGTGCGCAGCCGGGTGCGCGGCGGTAGCAGCCGCAGATCCGGGCCGCGCATGTCGTGGTAGACACACGGCCAGGGAGTCTCGAGCCAGACCCGGTGCGTCTCCAGCCAGGCGCGCACCAGAGCACGCTGGTGCAGGTTGTCGCCCAGCCCCAGCATGCCCCTCACATACAGCGATGGCCTCATGCAGCGGCGCCCAGAGGGGGAAAGAGCGCCGCCAGAGGGCCACCCGGGGCGCGAACATCCGCATCGGGGGCGAGCTCGATCAACCGTCGCCACTTATCCAGATGCCCATCCAGCGGCAGCCACTCACCGCTGGAGCGGGCTGCCGGGTTGTGGAAATAGGTAGCGCCGGTGTAGCAGTCCATGCCGATCACGATGATCGGGGCGCAGCCCATGAGCCACGCCAGCCACGCGCCGAGGACGCCCGATCCGCAGCCCGGGTGGTCGTCAACCAGGTAGTCCGCCCATGGCCGGATGCTGACGATGGGAGCGCCCAGAGGGCGCAGAACCTGATCCATCGGCATCCGCGTGGGTCCATGCCGGCGATCGAGGCTGACGATGTAATCGCACGGTGTGAGCCGGAACCCATGGTCGTTGGCGCTGATCGTCACGGCCGCAGGACACCGCCGCCACTGCTCCGGCGCCGACGGCCCACCGCCGATCACCACCGCGGGGCGCCCCGCGTGACGGCCGCGCAGGACCTCCACCGGCTGCTGGTCTGGCATGCTCAGTGCGCGCGCGTCAGATCAGCACGGGCCGACTGGTACGGCACCGCGAGATACAGCGTCGCCGCCACCGCATACCGGTCGCCGACCCGGGCGGTTTCCCAGGTGGTGCGTTGCTCTACCACCTCATGCGCCAGGCCGCCGAACGTGGCCGCCGCCAGCGCGCGGACGGCCCAGGCGAGCATGGGCTCCACCAGATCATCCAGATCGTCCGGTTCCTCCGAGACCGCCAGCGCCTGCACGGCCATCGACAGCTGGCGGCGAACAATCGGACCGCGGGGCCCACCCACCCCTTCGACTGGCTCCTCGGCCATGAACACCGCCAGCCGGGCACAATCGAGCGGGTCGCCCGGCACAAAGCGGCGGGTGGATGCCTCTGGAACGTCTGCTGGACGCCCCGCATTGAGAGCCGCCACAACGGCATCGCGGATCGCAAGCCGGCGCGTCACAGCAGGGCTCCCAGTTCGAGGATGACGTGACCGGTTTCATCACCGGTCTCGGGCACCCGGCGAACGAATCGAAACCGACCGTGATCGACCACCGTGATCACGGCTTGCGGTTGCAGCGCCGCGATGTCGGCCGTGATCTGGCAGGCGAAGGAGCGCTCGAAGCCGACAATGCCGCCCTCGATGAGCTCCACCTCATGGTATCGATCCCTGAAAATGCCCGGCACCCGGGTTGTGCCCAGCAGCAGCTCTTCGCCGATCTCGTCGAAGATCTCGGCGTCGAGCTGCTGCATGAGCTTGGCCAAGCTGGCCATCAGGTGCCGCTACCGATGTCGCCCGTGATGAGCACGTTCGGGCGCGTGCAGTAGTTGAGGGCGTTGGACTGACTCTCCAGGTGCCGCCCCTTACCATTCGGCATGGCGTACTGCTTCGCATAGCGCGGCAGGCCGTTGGTGTTCACCGTCTCCTCGTAGTCGGCCGGGGCATAGACGGTGCGCCACAGGCCCGGTACCCCGATCGGGAAGAAGTGGACTTCATCCGGATCGATGAACGGAGTGCCGCCGACGCCACCACGGTAGTTCTCGAACGTGATGCCGCCATAGTCGAGGGTCTCGAATGCGGCGTTTCCGCGCAGTTGCGAGGCCTCGGCCTGGTTGAGGTAGGTCTCGCGCACCTCTTTCGTGGCGATCATCGCATCCCAGAAATTGTCGCCGGCGAACGCATAGACCCGCTGATAGGGGATACCGCCGAGCGCCGCGGCGATCGAGCGCACCACCTGCGTGCATTTGGTTCGGATCGCCCCGGTCGAGGCGGTCGAACCGCTCGGCAGGCTGAAACCGACCACGGACGGAGGAGAGACACCGAATTCCGTGAACAGGTTGTAGAGCGTCGTGCCATTGCCGTTGAGGATGATCCCCTTCACGGCACCGATCCGCTGATACTCCAGGGTTGGATCGATGTGCAGTTGCACATGCTCCAGCAGCCGCTCGTTGACCCGGCCCATGATGGTCTGCACCTGGCTCTCCTGGCCAAACGCCCGCACACCCTGCACCTCCTCGGCATAAACGGCGTCATCGACCTGGTAATGCGGGATGCCCAGGATGCGCGCATTGCGCTTGTCCTTCGGCAACGTGACGCCGGGGCCACCGCGGGGGGTGGGATCGATGATGCGGAGTTCGCCTGCGATCTCCTCGATCATGATCGAGGTGGTGGCGACACCACGCTCATTCCAGTCGATCACCTGGCCGGCGCGCCCAGGGATGAAGGGTTGCTTGTTGATCGCGTCGGTGAGCGCCAGCACCCCGAACGCATTGCCATTGAACACATCCAATACGGACATGGTATTTCTCCTCTATCGCGAGCAGTGAAGAGTCACGCAACTGCGCGACGTGGGGTTAACGAACGACGATGCCGAGGGCGGCCAGTTCGCCGATGGCGGTGTTTTTGTCTCCGTCGCTGATGCCTTCAGGCCAGACCAGCTCATGGCCATTCACCTCGGCATCACGCACCACGGCAGCCACCAGTAGATCGCCAGCGGAGGCATCGGAAGGCGCGAACAGGATGCCGGCCGCCGATTCGGTGCCATCGGAGGAGCCGGTGTCGAGCGCGGCATAGTCGCCATTGCTATCCACCCCCAGCACCGTGCCCGCCTGCAGGTCCTCGCCGGAGCGCAGGGTCACGTTTTCAAAGGAGCGGTTGCCGTTGGCAATGGAGAGGATGAAACCGCCGGCATGCGGATTTTCAGTCAACGTGGTCATAGGGATTTCTCCTGAGTCGGCCGGGCGCTCTGCCCGGCATCGCGATTACTTGCCCTGGGCCGCAGCGCGACGTTGGGCGTAGATGTTGCTCGCATCGATGCGCACCGATTCGGCAGAGCCGGCATCCACCTCTACCGACTTGATGCCGGCCGTGCCTACCGCCTCCATGGCGGCATCGAGCGGAGACCGGACCGGCGCGGCAGTGGCCTGCGGCGACTTTTCCAACAGCGCCACGGCGCCATCAACGGCCATGTCGGTCTCGAAGGCGAGGTGCTGCGCCATCTGTTCACGCCCAGCGGCATGCTCGCTGGTCAGAATTGATTTCATGCGAGTGCGCTCGGCGGTGGCGCCCGCTTTCATGCCGTCGGCGGTGGCGGCGGTACGCGCCTCCTGCATCTCGGCCTCGGAGTAGGTTGCGGCGTCAGGTGCACCGCCCGTGTTTTCGGTTTTCATAGATTGCGTTCCTTTTTTGGGGGTGCGGCTCGCGCCGCGGGGAGTACTGCGGTTCTGCATTTCCTTGAGAAGGTCACGCCCGGCCATCACGCGATCGACCAGCCCGGCGCGCAACGCCTTGGCGCCGCGATACACCGCGGCCTCAGTTTCGCGGACCTGCTCCGCATCGATGCTGCGATAGGCCGCGACCCGCTCGATGAACAGGTCGTAGAGCTGAGAAACCTCAACCTGCAGCTTGGCGCGGTCAGCGGTGGAGAGCGGTTGGAACGGGCTGCCGAGCAGCTTCTCGGCGCCGGCGTGGATCTGAGTGATCTTGACGCCGGCTTTCTCCGCCGCGCCGGTCAGGTCCTGGTGCGTAAGGACGACACCGATCGAGCCAGCGAGGCCTGTCTCGGTCGCCACTACCTCACTCGCCGCCGATGCCAGCCAGTAGGCGGCGCTGGCGGCGGCATCCGATAGCAGCGCCACCACCCGCTTCGTGCCGGCCACCTCGCGGATTTCGGAGGCCAGGTCGGCGACGCCGCCTGCCTCCCCGCCGTAGCTGTTCAGGTCGAGCAGGATGGCGTGCACGTCGCCGTTGGCGGCGGCGGATCGCAGCTGCTGGGCGATGCCCTCGTAGCTCTGCACGCCGGAGTTGGTGCCGAGCCATGCGCCACGGTTTACCAGCGTGCCGGTGATCGGCAGGATGGCAACGCCCTGATCGATGATCATCCCCATGCTGCGCTGAGTGCCCTCCCAGCGCCCCACAGACGCTGCCGGCTGCATCAACGCGTCATCGGTGGGCCTGGACAGGCCTTGCACGCTCAGGCGCTGCTGGAGCCCCCACACGACGGCCTGCAGCTTGTCGGGGGAGATGAGCAGCGGAACATTGAAAATGCGGGCCGCGATGTGAGGCAGCCCGGAAACAAAAAGCCCCGCATCATGCGGGGCCTCGACTACTGCGCTATCAGTCGTCATGACGTGGTGTCCTCTGTCGGTGATGCCGCTGGCGTCGGCGCCAGCATGGCGGCCGGATCGATGCCAAGCTCAGCCATGCGGCGCTGCTCCTGGGCGCGCTGCTCCAGCAGCTCTTCCCAGTCCTCACCGCGCTCGGCCGCTTCTTTCTCCAGCGTGGTCAGGCCCATCGAGTACTCGACCTTGGTGGCGTTGGCCTCCTTGAGCGGGTCGATATGGCCACGGCCGGGGCCGATCCAGCGACAGCGGGTCCAGGCGGTTTTCGCCTCCAGGTAGGTAGGGGCGCCGGGCGGCGTTGACACACGCCCCTTGTCCATCGCCTCTTCCAGCCATGCGGCATAGATCTGGGTTGCGAACCAGCCGCCGATGAAGTGACGGCGACTGGAGAAGAAGCGCCAGCCCTCCAGCATGGCGGCGCGGGCGCTGCTGTAATTCGATTTACTGTAGTCCCGCGACATCTGCTCATAGCTGAGGTTAAGGCCACCGGCGATATGGCGCAGCGTCGCCTCCTCGAACTGGCTGAATGCCGCGCTGGGATGTTGCGGGGAGAGCAGCTTCAGCTCCTCGCCGGGGAACAGGTGGGGAATCTTGACCCCGTTGTAGCGGACGTTGCCGCCCTTGTGCCAGGTCGCCCGGTCTTTCATGTAGCCGTTGACCGGGTTCCCGCCACCCACACCCATCGCGGTTCCCACCGTCTGCCAGTCCATGGAGGACTGGATCACCGCGGCATACATGGCGTTGAGGATCGCTGCCTGCAGGGTGACCTGCTCGAACTTTTCGAGCATCTTGAGTTTTGCCAGAACGGAGACGATGCCGTTTTTCCCGCGCGTCTGCCCCGCCCGCTCCTCCTCGTAGACGTGGACCACCATGCGGCGTCCCCATGGTGTCTCCCGGGGAACGCGCTTCCACTGCACCATGCCGGACTGCAGCGTATCGCCGGGGATTCCGGAGCTGATCCAGTAGCCTTGGGGCGCGCCCATCGCGTCGAGTTCGACGCCCGCACGCAGGGTGTCACTATCCGGCCGCCCCATCGGGTTCGAGAGCCGGGCCGGATCGATCAGCTGCACCGCGGTGCGATACCGAGCTCCCGGACGATCCAGCCATTCGAGGGTCGCCAGGATCTCGAACGAGTTGAGATAGCTGCGGTACCCCTGCGCGAGGATCGCGGAAAACCGTTTGCGACGGGAGGCGTCACAGTAGCAGTCGATATCATCGGCCCACTGCCGGAATTCGGTCTCGACGTGGCGCTCCCACTCCGCCGCCCACTCCGCCGACAGGCCCAACGCGCGGTAATCCGGCTTTGCCGAGAGGCGCAGCCCGGAGCCGATGATGTTGTCGAGGTGGATCTGCACGGCGCCCGAGGTGAGGCCGTGGTTTCGGATCAGATCCTGGGTGCGGTTGCGGAGCGTGTCCAGGTCTGGCAGCAGCGCGCCATCTGCCGAGCTCGGCGACGGCATCCAACTCTGCAGTTCCGGTGCGATCAGATCCGCCCCGTAGTGCGCGGACGACGCGCTGATCGGGTTGCCGCGATGATCGACCAGGGCAGGCATGTTCACCAGATGACTCCAAAGGGCCGGCGGACGGAAGCGCCGCCCGTGGCGCCGCAGCCGCACTGCGCCTCGAGCTGGCTGATGTAGGCGCGCAGATCCGCGACGTTCGCCTGGGTGTAGGTGACGCGCCGCTCACCATACTGAACGGTCTGACGGTGCTTGCCCGTACTGATGGCATGCAGGGCAGCACGCGCCTCCGCCAGATACGCTCGGCATTGTTCTGTGGTCAGGCAGCTCATCCGTTCAACATACTCGCAATATCAGCCAGGGTTTCCTGCGGCCGGGCCGGTGCAGCAACGCTGCGCTGTGGCTCCGCCGCCCATTCCGGCGGTTGACTCCAATCGATCTGCTCCGCACCGAGGATGATCACCGCGGCGCGGTTGTAGACATTGAGGTCGAACGCCTCGTTGGCGGCGCCGGCCTTGATCCGGTCCCACCCCTTCTTGCCGCGGTTCTCCGCGGTGAGTTCGTCGAAATAGCTGTTGTCCAGCCACTTCGGCAGGTGCACGTAGCCTGGGCCCGGCTCGGTGCGGGCCAGATCGCCGGCAACAGCATCTTTCAGAACGTTGGTGTTCAGCAGGAACACCGGCACATCGCCCCGGCCACCAGCGACACGATCGCGGCGCGCCCGGGAGTCCGGCCAAGTTTCCTGCACGCGCGGTGTGTTGATGCGCCCGTCGCCCTTCACCAGGCGCAGCCGCCCACCGAGCTCCCGACCTCGCAGCGAGCGCCAGAACTGGTAGGCGTTCGTGGTGACACCCTCCTTGCCGCCGGAGTCGCACAGGGTGATGACTGGCGCAAGTCGCGTTTCCGGGCTCCCATCCAGCGCGTACTCGCGCAGCACCACCTCATCGATCAGCACCTCCCAGTCCTCGACGTAGGAGGCCGGGTCAATGGCGGCGAATCGGTCACCCTCCGGCCGGCGGCTCGCCGTGATGTCGAAACGGGAGACGAGCCAGCGCTCGAGGCCGACGCCCCACCCCCACACCTCGACCACGAACCGGTGGGCCTGCACGTCGACCGCAGCGGTCAGGAATCGGACACCCTCCGGCACCACCCCGGCGGGCCAATCCTCAAGTCGCTCCACGAATGCCTCCGCCGTACGGCGCTTGGCCAATGCGCGCGGCGTGTGCGGCGCGGAAAAATCGACATTGAGCCGGGTTTTCATCGGCTGCTCGTCGCCGGTGCGGACATAGGTCAGCACCGCCTGCAGGTAGCCCAGCAGCATGCTGTCCCAGCGCTGATAGGTTGCGCTCACCCCACCCTGCCAATAACTGGCGATGTTGGTGCGGCGGCGCTCGCCGGTGATGGTTCCGTCCGGCTGGATCGTCTCACCCTCATGCACCCAGCGGCCGGCAGCATTGAGCACCGGCTTCTGATCCATGGTGTGTTCCGCGCCGCAGTGGGTACACGGCACCCGGGCGAACTGGTCCGCCAGCGCCATCAGATCCCGCTGGGTGACAAGTTTTTCCAGCTCCTCGAACGGCGGCAGCGCAAATGCCTCGACGCCCGGCCGCGCTTCGAAGAACTGGCCGCAATGCTGGCAGGGCCAATACCAGCGGGCGCGCGACCCACTGTTGTACAGCGCCAGCAAACCGAGGGCAGGCGGCGCTTCATGTGGTGTTGCCGGGCGCCACTGCGGATCGAGCACATCCTCGCCGGGACTCGACTCCGCCAGGCACTTGCCGCGGCTCATGTAGGTCTGGATGCGCTTGTACGCCAGATCCCACATCGGCCCCTCACCGTCGACGTTGTCGCGGTTGGTGGGGCGGTCATAGTCCGTGATCAGGACATATTTCAGCGTTTTGCTGGAGAGCTGGCTGACGGCCGGCCAGCCCAGCTTGAGCACCATGCCCGAGCGGAAAAACTTGTCGAAGGTGTTGTCATCCTTCGCACGGGGGCTGATGCGCTCCAGCATCTCCGGGCTGTGCCGGATCGAGCGATCGATCTCCTTGCGGGAGAAGTCGCGGGCCGTGTCCTGCGACATCTGCACCAGCAGGGTGTCGCCCGGGGCGCAGGTGACGATGTAGCAGATGCCGCCCAACAGCAGGCTCATCGTCTTGCCGGTGCGGGCCGGGCCGACGTAGATGATGCCCGTGTAGCGCCGGCTCGACAGCAGGTCGAGCGGCTCCAGCATCATGGGCACCATCTCCGGGTTCCATGACCCCTCGTGATCGCGCAGATAGTTCCCGGCGGCGGCGCTGGGGGTCATGCGTCGTGGCGGCCGCACCAGCTCCGCCGTCCCGCGCGTCACCTCACGAGCGGTCGCGAATGGCGCCACCAGCATCGGTGTCCTCCTCGACCAGGTCGGCGTAGAGATCGTCGCGGAGCCGGTCGATGGTCCGCTCCATCGCCTCCAGCTGCTGGGGCGTGGCGCCGACATCCCGCTCCACGATATCGGGCAGGGTGTCGCAGAACTGCACCAGCCGCCCGAGGATCCGGGCCTGCTCCCGCTCCACTTCCATCCGGGGCACCAGCTCGCCGCGCTCCTGGCCAACCTTCATTTTGTCCAGCTCGCCCTGGTAGTAGGCGCGTCGCTTGAATGGGTCGAGGTCATCGGGATCGAAGTCCTCGCCGCCCGGCAGGAACAGCAGCTTCAGCACATCGCGCATGCGGTATACGGGATGCCCGCCCCGCTTGCCGCTTGGCCTCAGCCGCGCCTCATCGATGCGGCGCGCGATGGTGCCACGATCGAAGCCGGTTTCGTCCGCCATCTGGCGCAGGGAGAGCAGCACTCCCCGGCTCAGGTCAATAACCTTGCTCATGGCGTCAAAACACCGGCTTTTACAGCGCGAAACCGCGTCAGCAACTCACCCCTGGTGGAGGCATAGGGGGCCTGAAAACTGGCTCTGACCGGGGTCCGAATCACCA